TCAACTATTATTTTTTCCATTGTAATTCTCTTTTAAATACCTCTTTAAAACTATCTGGAAACTTATTTTTTCCTTTTGCTAATTGCACTATCTCAGACTTGCAATCTGTATCTTTTAACAATTGTAATATCTCTTTTATCATAGGTCGTTTAGTAATTCTATCTCAGACTTTCCAGTCTTTAAATTTGTTTTTATTGAATTGATTTTATAGCTTTTACCACTCACAATAAGACTATCATTTAGATTTAATTTTATAATGATATTTAAAGGCAAGTAAGCAGATAATTTTGTTATTCTATTTGTTGAATTAAAAACATCTTTTATATATTTACTATAATAAACCTTGAACAAGGTATCTGTGAAAGCGTTGTTTAATGCGTACTCATTAGTCTCATTGTAAAAGTTTAAATTTGCTTTACTTGTTCCTGAGCTTAATGCAACGCTATTAGATGGTACGTTATAAGTTGTTAAAGATTGGTTAGTTGTATCGTCTAATACAAAAGAAATAGGTGTTGCATTTGTTTGAGTAATTGGGTAAAATAATAAAGGCTTATTAATATAAGGTTCTCCAAAATTTTCTATATTCGATTTAAATCTTTGAACAAAAAACCCATACTGAACAGATGTCAAAGAACCAGCAGAACTTCTTAAACGCTCATATTGTAAATGTTCAAAAGGTAACGTAACGTTGTAAATACTTCCATCTAGTTTTTCTCCACCATCATACGAACTATCTCCCCAATTTTTTCCAGATAATTGAGAAAACTTAGAAGCTAAGAAACTCTTAGCACCTTCATATTTAAAATTTATTTCTCGGTATGGTAAAGCAACATCAACCGAGCTAGTACTAACATCAATGTACTTTGTTATTTCATGAGACACCCCATCCGAATAATAACTGTCTAAGGTTTTTACAACGATCTTGTCAGTTACTATATCAACATAGGCAGTTAGATTGAACATCTTAAACAAACCTTTTAAGAAATCTATTATTTTCATCTCTGGAATCTGCTGAGAGATACCAAATGTAAAAAGGCTAATAAAATTATAGACACCAGTTTTGTAACTAGAACTTTGTAAAACAAGATTCTCATCTCTGTAAGTTACATTCCATTCAATTTCTGAAAAGGTTATATCTAAAGGAGACTCTATATAAACTATATAATTTCCTTGTTCTGCTGTGAATTGATTGACAGTTGCATCTCCATTAATATTGGATAATCTATATATTTCAACACCATCTTTTTGAACTGAAACGCTATAAGGATTACCGCTTGATGTGTACAACTTTAATTCAAAAGTTCTATAGTTTGATGGAATCCCAGTTACTTGTAAGATATAAGCAGTATCCATTTTTGTAAGTGTTGCATCTGGCGCACCTATAGTTCCTAACCAACCATCTACAAAAGTCTGATTAACACCAGTTAAATTTTCTACAGCTCCTTGCTTTCTATGCAACCACATAAACAACCCATAATAGGGTGCATTCGTACTTGTAAAAAAGTCATCACTAAAAACCAACTCACTATGCCTTGCAGTAATTGCTTTAATGATTGTATCAACTCTTAAAGCAAATTTTAAATCATTCCATTTAACGCCATTTATATCATTGTTAAATGTTAGGTTGCCTTGTTGGTTTGAATAACTGTAAAACAACCTCTGTGTGTGTGTTATTAAAGGAACGACTACATCATTAGTAGTTGCATCTGCTTGTAAAAAAGAACGTATATCATTCGAATCATAAGTTCTATCGTTAGCACTTAGATCTAAACTTTGTAATTTTTCTTCTCCTAATATATCCTTTAAAGAAATAGTGCTTCCATAAAATACAACTCTGTAAATATTTGGTAGGTTGTTTTTAAGACCAACTCCCACCAATTTAATATACCCATCTTTAAAAGCTAAAGAGTTTAATTCAATCTTTGCAGATGCTCTAGACCTAGCATCAAATCCATTTTGAACATCACTATTGTAATAGTGTTTAAAAATTTTGTTATTAATTTTAGAAGCTGGTAGGGAAAAACTCTGACTAAATTCAGTAAAAATTTTATCAATGTCTTTTACATTCTGAATTGAGTCCGTTAAAGAAATGCTTTCATCTTTAAATAGTTCTAACCTTTGACCTTCGATATATAATTCTATTTTTTGCATCTATCGAATGTTGTTTATAGTATCAAAAGATTTATCAAAACTTATTTTATAATCTACCAACTTGTCATTTAAAGAAGTTTTGTAAGTGATATTACTTGTCTTCACATTGATTGGTAATACTTGTACATTTGTATCTGTAATATTTGTAATCCAGACCTTTTCAGAAAGCAATAACTGTTTAAATACCTCGTTGTATTCTTCGCTTAAAAAGCCACTACTTAAAGAAATGCTTTCATTGGCTACAATATTGAAGTCTCTGTTTACATGATCACTTGCACTATAACCATCAAACTGATTTTTTATATTTGCTTTGTAAGATTCTTTTTTAACAGTCATTTTTTCAACTGCTTTCTTGAAGAAATACATATCTTGTAAAGCACCAAACTTATTTATAAAGGTTACTTTCTTTGGTTCGTATTTGCATTCTTCTATTGTTATAATCTTTATTTTTTCAGTACCAATTGAATCAGACACCCTTATTTCGTCAACTTCTCCAATTTCAAATTCATCTAAAAAACTTTGTAAGCACTTACTATCTTCAAAAGTTGAATTTGAATCTGATAAAACTCTACTCTTATAAGAATCATAATTACTATTGCTTCCGTTTATAGAAATATATTTTACTTGTTCCTCGCTTTCTAAACTACTTGCTAAAGTTTGAGAGAAGACCGCATTACCATCCTTTAAAAAAATTATGGTAGGATTGTTAATTGTGTGAATTGGTATTCTAAAAATGTCATCTGCTAAAACAAACATTTCTCGATTGCTTATTAGTAAAGATTTGTTTGAGATATTAAATGATGAACGTTCTTCAAAGTAGGAATAACTATCAAAAGCAGATACTACAGTTGTGGTTGTGGTGCTTAATAGAATATCAGAAGAATCATAAACCCTAGCGGTTGATTTATACCAAACAGACTGGCAGCTATAATCTCCATTAAAAGAAACATTTAAATAATCTCTAATCAATTCAGAAACTTCATAGCTAACAAAATCACTTCCATTTATAGAAGATTTCTTTAAAGTGTAAACTGGTGTTGTAGTTGTATTTTTGTCTCCCTCCCAAATGTAAATATCTAAAACTGTATAAGCTGTATTTGGTATTTGTGTATTTCTATAAATTGGACTCCGTAAATTTTTTGCCATTATTTATTATTTATGCTATTTTTCATTAATGACTCAACATCTAACCTAAATGCTTTCACAATGTCTTTATCTAAATTTTTAAAGGCTTTCTCAAAAGGTTTGGTAAAAAATAAACTTGGTGCAATTCCTTTCTTTTTTATGATGTTAGCCAACATGTAACCAGTTTGCTCATGCGTTACATATCTACCTTTTTTGTTTCTAAATTGTACCCCTTTTCTTTTTGCCCATTTAGCAAGTGTACCTTTATGATATTCAACACCGACCAAATTAGAACTCTCTTTGTATGAGAAATTATCTAAAGATTTCCCACTCTTAGTTCCTTTTACACCTCTGTCTTGAAAGACTCCGTATTCTTCCATTAAGAAGGTCAATGCAAAGCTATTTTTACTAACCTTTACATCTGAGTCTAAACTGTCATAAAGTTCTTTAGAGCTGTTCTTTTTACCTCTTGTTAAGTTTGCCCTTGATTGAGAAATTACATACTTAGCGAATCTATTTAACTCATCTTGTACATTCTTTAACATATACTTATTTCATTAGGTACAATCACCTCAAAAGACAATGCCCAACCAGCCATTTCATTTTCAAACCTATCATAAAAAGGTTCAAAACTTGGAGTACCATCTAGCTGATACTGTTTCTGATACAAGTCACCACCTCTTAACACTTGCACCAACTTATTTAATACTGCTAATTGTGTATTTAAAATATCTTGTTCGTTGTTATTCCCTATAAATATATCTACAACTTCCTCCTTTGAAACATTTACTACATCCATTGCTAAAACAGATAAAGAAAACCTTAAAATACTATCTTCGTTAGAGACATTATTTACCATTAAATGTGCTAAAGGAAAGATTGTTTGCTTAGATAAATCTATTCTTGTGATGTCTCCAGATGTAACTGTATTAACATTTATATCTGATATCAGTTGGTCTTTGATTGCTTGGGTAACTTGGTAAAATCCTTTCATTTTAAAACTTACTTTTAATTTGCTGTGCCTCTATTTCTGCTTTCTCCTTTGTAAAGGATAGCATTGTAAAACATTGATGCACATTTAATTTAGTGATATCCTCAAGTCTTGAAACATCTCCGTTAGCGAGTCCATAAATTGAAGAGTACCAACCCCATTTAGCTCCGAAGTTTGCTGCTCTTGAGTAGTCTCCATTTCCTCCAGATTGTTGGAAGAGAGTATCGTATGCTTTGATAATTCGAGTCCTAAATTCAGAAAAAAAAATACAGAACCAATTGCAGCTCCTAATGGCATGTCTTGCATTTTCTCTGGATTGCTTACGCTGTAGTCTTCAATATTATATTTACCAACCTTACTAATTTTTATTGGTCTGTATAAGACATTCATAGCAACGTGCATCCGTTCCCATTTAGATACATTGTTGTCTAAATCAATATATTCTCCTAGACTCAACTCATCAAGATCAGGAACGAAACCAAATTCAGTACCATCCATTTCAAAACGTTCTGTATGCTTTGGAGGTTCATTCAGTAATTCTTTTAGGATATCCACAATTGCAGCAGCACTAGACATTTTTAATTTGTAGCTATCTGATAAAGGAATCCCACAAAAAATCTCTATCATTTTAGCTTCTAAGAAAGAACCCTCTGGATTGTTTTCTGCTATTTTTAGAAACTTTTGATACTGTCCTAGTGTGATTTCATTAAGGCTTGATGGTACGTTAATCTCTATCTTCATAAATCTTTTACTTTTCTCTTACTTGTATAATGAAATAGTTGGCATATTTTATTAAAAAAACCCTACAATTTTAAAAGCATTGAAATGAATTGATACTATCTCTTGCAAAAGATCATTATCTTATAAAATATTTGCCTTTGTTTGGACTCTTTAACTGAGAAGAAATTGCATAACGTACTGCATCAATACAATGGTTAAAAGCATCAATAGGTTTATTAATAGTATTTCCTTCTCTGTCTTTCATCCAAGTATAACTTTGTAACTCTTTTATTAAGTTCTTGCTGCTACTTGTAACAAAGATTTTGTTTTGATTGATTAGATTAATACCATAGACAATTGAGTCTTTTCCTTTAGTACAAGGAAGTATTTTATGACCGTATGTTCTTAGTTCTGCAATTGATTTAGGTTCTGCTGAGTCTGCATAGATTACACCCTCTATTTTATTTGTAGTTAATATATTTGAGATGTCTATGTTTAGAAGTTTCTTTTGGTAGATTACTTCATCGAAGATATACCCATCATTAAATTTATATAATCCTATCAATGTGGTTTCATCATTTGAGTAACCGAAATCCATTCCGTAACATAGTAACCTTGCTTCTTCTGGTAGTTGGTTTATCTCTTGCCAATCTGTAATACACACCCCTTCTAAAGAACCAATTTGACCAAGACCATATACTTGCCACCAGTTACTCCAATAGGTAGAGTCTTTTGCTTTGTCTCTTGCGGACTCTATCTCTTTAACAATTGTATCTGGTAGAGCTTCATTATCTAAGTAAGTAAGTGTTATAAAATCAGCATCCGCTTTTCCAGCTACTTCTTTATGTGCCCAAAAGTTTGCAGTTGGATTAAAGCAAAGCCATATATCCCCAGAAGTTCTTATTGCTAATTGGTTGTATGCTTCAAAGGGTACATTGTTTGCTTCATTCACATACAATACATTTCTTCTAGCACCTCTAAGTTTATCAGGTTGGTCTGCTGAGAAGAACTCAATGTAAGAACCATTAGTAAAAGTATAAGTTAAGGATGATCTATTCCATTGACTATCTTTAAACCTATTCGTTAGCATCATAATCTTTAAGAAGTCTCTAATACACCCTCTTCTTAAATGTGGAATAGACTCAGACACTACACTAGTTTCTAGCATAGGAGTTCTTATACTTCTATCTATTAAGATAGGAAGTATCCCAAATGTTTTTCCAGCAGATGTACCTCCTTGTATTACTTTCTTTCTATTCTTTAAAGCATGGAGTTTCCTTATTGCTGTAGTAGTTTGAAACATCTACAGATTAAATAAAGGTTGCTCACTATTTATAGTTATATCTTTTGTTTCTTTTGGTTTACCATACATATAAGCCATGTATAATTGGATAGCTTTAAAATCTCCAACATCTATTAAACCCTTTAGCTTTAGAATAGCTTCGTCTTTATCTATATGCTTTGAAAGTCTTTCTATCAGTTGTAATTCTTCCGATTTAGATTTCCTTCCAGCTCCTTCTCTTTTACCTCCAGCTTTAGACATTTGATATAATTTGATTATTCATCTAACTATATAATAAGAAAAGCCATAGATTTTATTTTCTAAAGCAAGTTATTTTTTAACACCAACATTAAAACGTTGGTCAACAGTTGATAAAAAGCATTAAAACGCTTTCTTATCTTGGTGTTA